CCACCTCACATGTATACGTTATAGCTTACGTATACGACACCGTATGCTACGCGGGAACAGATGCTCGCCGCATCAGAATATGGTAGTACACCGACCAACCTGTACCCTACGCTGTCATACCCCCATGCAGCCACCTCGAGCGGCATTGACTTCAGCTCCGGCGCGATTTCATTGATAAGGGTCCGGACTGTTGCCTTGCTCATCCTCTGTTTTAGCAGCTGCAATATCGGGTATCGACCTAGGACCCCAGTCCACTTGTCCATACCGAGCGCTTCTACCTCCGTGCAACTGCCAGGCAACCTATACGCCCGCTCAAACCTGAAGCGGTAGCTGCTGCAGTCCCCCGTCGTCCCGGCCTGCGTGACGACGCTCTTCGTGTACGATGCGTCGATCATGGCATTTTCGACCGAAACCTTTGTTTGCTGCAGTGCCCACCGCTCCACGCTTGTTGCTGCGTAAGTTAGGTAGTCAGTAGTTGCATTGTGATCCACTTGATCATTGTCTCCTCTCATTTGGTACCTTTTCCTTTCATCAACCAGTGAAAACTCCCGTACAGTATTATCGCCTTCATAGACCGGCCCCGGTCCAAGCGTCGTCCGCCCTTCGAGCAGGTTGATGACATGTCTAACCGGGATGCCCGTCCGTTTCGAGGCTGCATGCACTAGTAGCCTTGTGCAGGCATATCTCCCCCCCGACCTGTTGGCCAGTGACCGGCATTGTACAATGATGCTCCGCGCCCGCTCGTCCGGCGTCAGAGATAAGTCGGACGTCCAATTCCCGCTAACCGCGCTTGCAATGGTGCGCGCGACATATCCAATAGCATGCTTCTTTGAGATGGCCATGCGCAAAAATTCGCCCGACACGATTCCTATGCTTTGCTTAGTCGGGTTCATCCTGCATATAGTCCGGGACATCGACGTTATGAGTTCCTCCGCCTCTCCCGGCCCGGCGCACGCTGCCATGACGTCATCCCCCACATGTATTGACTTCAGCCGTCTGAACAGTTGTGGGTTCGCGCACATGATATATGCCGCATTCAACATGCTGTTGATGAAGGTTGTGCACCTGTGTCCAGACATGAGTGTGCTGTGTGCGTAGCCCACATCTACGCCGCCGACACAGATGAGCATCTTCCTGAAGCTATCAACTAGCCTCTTACCCATTAGCTCCGGATACCCTGTCACTTCAATTAGCTCCTCAAACAGGATTTCCTGGGCTCTAAGTGTGTGCTGACTATTGAAATCGTCATAGTCGAGCGCCGCATAGCACGCTCCCTTGGTCATGTTGCGCACCCGCCGAGCTATGCCTGCGGCTCCTCCCTGCCCGGGGTCCAGCACTATCCTTCTGCCCTTCCATGCACGCTCGACGCCCTGCATTATGTGCTCGAAAGCCACGTATGACACGGTGTCGCATGCCAGCAGCAACCGAGTCTTCCCGTGTTCTAGTTTTGAACTAGGTGACACGTAGACCTTGCCGTCCCACTCAAGCAGCGGATTCAGCTTCCAGCTTTCTATTGCTACCCTCCTATGCACCTGTCCCTTGTACGCGACCAGCCACCTTTTGTCGTGCTTCTCAGCTAAGCGGGAGTGGCCGCCATTAACGCACCATGCCCACCTATTCTCCCAAAATTCGTTGACGTCCTTAAATTCGAGTCTGTCCATGTCAAGTTCTCCGTGAAGTAACTCGCGTATACACGACCTCAGCAAATCGTCAGGGAAGATGTCGGGCGCTGGTGTTCCATGGCCGGTAGCGCGCAACGTGGCCTCCGCGCCCACGTCAATTGGCGACACCCCCCTGCCTAACAGACAGTTGGCTTCGGCGAGCACAGCCCCTCCAAACTCCGCGGCTTGGCCGAGCGCTTTAATGCTGCTGCTAACAGCCTTGGCATTGTCGGGCTGCTTAATCGCCGCGATCGCAATAGACCACGCATCGTCGCCGTAATATGGTTCAATGGCCCTGGCGTACATAACAGCTGCACAGCCTTGATCATTACTCATCCCCCACAGCTCCTTGCGCCACCTCATCATGCTTGTGTAAGCTGTACGATCGTACTTAAGAGCCGATCGGACCAGTTGGCGGAAGTAAACATTAGTCTTCGAAGCAGCTGCGGGATGTGCTTTCAGACGTAACCAATCCTTTGGTGGTAAACCACCATCTTTCCATTCGTGAACGACCTCCTGATAGACAGGGGTAGTAGGCAGTTCATACGCATTCCTTACAGTCCACAGACACAGTTCGAAGCTGTAAGGTACTTGAACCGTGGCATCACATGCCAGTGTCGACACCGCTGCCGCCGCAACTGGGCCCTCCTTTGCGTAGCATGTGTAGACATACGCATACTGGCGGGCCAAGCCCCATCGGCAGAAGTCATCCGGCAACTGGGGGGCCGCCTGATGCATGGCGACCCCAAGCCTTCCTAGAGAGGCTGACCGTTGAATCAGCCTCTCCGCGAGTGACGGGACACTCATTGCGCAGGGGGCGCACTGCTAGCGCCGCCTGCTTGAAGGGGCTGCACCTCCCCTGAGTCGGTTTCAACAACAGCTGGCGTGGCGCCAGAGGTCTGGGCTGCTTCTTGGACGGGCTGCTTGGCCACTGTCACAACGACGTCTTGTCGACCAGGCGGCCGGGGTGCGCGGAACTGGTCTGCCCCCATTAGCGTTGCTTTTGCTGCCGGTGCCCCCCTGGCGGTTTGTCGGGGTGGGGGCGGGGTTACATCCGCCCTCACCACGCCGCTCACAGTGGGCACGTCGTCACCCGTGAGCCATGCCACAGGCGACTCGCCCATTATGGCCATGTCTTCGGAGCCAGTTAGCCAGTCCGCCATTTTGCGGGCTCCCATCCGCGTTGCAGACAGTGATGCAGCCGCTGCTGTCCGTGCACGGCGTACGCATTTGTTGCGTTCACCCAGTCCGCCAGTCCCAATGTAGTTGGGCGCACCGGTTCGTACGGTGACCCCCACAGTAACCTCCTCTGCGTCCTTGAGGTTGGTGACGGCCGTATCCCACGTATCGTAGTCAATAGTGCACTTGACTGCGTGCGCACCGATAGCCTCACCTGTGTATAGCAGCTCAGCAGGCGCTGGTAGCGAACAATCTCCTCGCTCCCATAAGTATTCGGTCAGGTCTGCACCCCTCTCCATAGAAATCCTGACATCTTCCTGCGCACCGCCTCGCAGTGCGAAGCCGTCATATGCCGCCTGCCTAATGTGTAGCGCCCCTAATCCGTCAGATTTGTTGTAACGGTGGAAGAGGACCGCACCGCATGTTCTCGCACTACGCCAGGTGAAGTACCACTGTTCAATGGCAGAGCCCCCCCTCGCAACTTTGATGTTCTCAAAGTACTGCAAGGTGGTGGCGTCTCGCTTGCCCGTGTACACACCGTACCCTGCTTCCTGCGCCGGGCCCACGAATGATGCCGGGCTATCGATTAGAGAAGTGGGCTCGATCCAATAATATGGTGCCACTACTGCTTGGTTGAGGTGGCGGTTGGGTTGGCCAGCGAGCGCAGCGAAGCTAGCTTCCAAGTGCACGCGAGCCACATCGAGACCACCGTCGGACACGCCCGCTGCCCTAGCAAGGTTTCGGACATACAGGTCGGCGAAACCGCTACATGTGGCCGCAGCGGACGAGCTCAGCTCAATACTGTAGGCCGCGACCGACTCGGATGCCTTGCCACCCGACTTCTTGGCGCTGACGGCCGCTAGAATGGTCGGGTAGTCCCGCCCTCTGTAACTGATCAGCGGGTCAGACAGTGCTGACACCCCTGCTGTCAACAGACAGAGCCCGTCGACAATCGCCACAAACGAGTCGTTGGACGTAACATCTGGCATTGGTAAGCCAGTGAACGTCCCTGCATTGGCGCAAAAGACCCCACCATAGGGCACCGCGAAGCTCTGAGCACGTAACACATCGCGGATATAACCGCCTTCATCAGTATGTCCCACGACAGTGACGGCCCTATGTAGGCCACATGTGAGGGCATATGCCCCCATAGCGCCCGCATCGCTCTCATCCATCTGGGCGAGTAGCAAGTGGATTCCCTGCCAACAGGCTAGAGCCAGTTCCGACCCACTTGGTGTGCGGATGGTGGGTGCGTTGTTGTTTGCGTCAACACTGCAAATATCAGTGATGACAGTACAATCGAGCGAGTTTGCCGCCGCGACGATTGCACTGAACACGTCAGGTTTGGCCGCGTCTGCTAAGCCCCTGGGGATGAACAGCGCTCCCGGAGTAGCAGCCACGGGGTCGTCGAGCACAGATAGGGTCCTAATGCTCAGCGGCTTCTGCCCTTTGACCTCGTTGAAGTCGAGCTCGAATGTGAGAGCATATACTCCCACACACTGAGCCAGGCGGGCGATGAGCCCTGAGAAGTCGGCGCGGTCGAACTGGCCGCTGAAGTTGGAATACTTGCGCGCCACCGATGCGATGGTGCTTGACGTCACTTCGTTTGGCGTGAACGTCTGAGCGATGGCCGCGGTGGGCGAAGGCACTTTCAGGCAGGCTTTCCTGTCGGCAGCACCCAGCCCGACCCGGTATTGAATGCCGAGCCTGTTGGTCTGAGTAACGCCGTGAATTGGGGTGCTCGCGGCTAAATGGCTGCCATAATGGCGGAAAAGTTTGTTAGAATCAACAGGTCGTGCTGATTTACAGTGGACGACCTGCGATGCTGGTGTTGCTAAGGGAGTGGAAGTAGCTTGG